GAGGCACCTTTTGTATTACCATACAAACTTGTGGTTTCAAACATCACTAAGTTCATATCATACTTTTGATTTAATCGCTCTCTAACATAATGCGAGCAACAAATACCAGCAAGTAACTTACCACCGAGATAATTATAACCAAAGGGCTGACAAGGTACAATAACAAAACCCATAATAGCTGTCTTGTTGAAAGTTGTAAGTTCTGGTACATTTCCCAATAAATCATTTCGTGGTTTACAATTAATAACAGGACTGCCAAAACGGATAAAACCCAAAAACTTATTAGTATTTTTTTCTTTAACTGCAAGTTTCAATGCCTTTCCGGGAATACTGACCATATTACTATGACTTGAAATCATATTAATACAGGTGTCCCAAGTGTGATTATCTAATTCAACAACTTCAATATCCATATCTTCAGGAGATATAGAGAAGTCATCAAACATATCGGAATCAAAACCCATACCAGGCAAAGTCTGAGGTAAACTCTCAATCTGTGCCATCTTTTGGTCACGCATATACTGGTCTATTCTATCAAACTGACCAAAATAGTCATTGAAGATAGCTGCGACAGTTTGTGCTTGTTCTCTACTTAGGGTCTTCGCCATTCCACATCCATAATAATAAAACTGGTATCAATACTATTAATATACTACAAATTATACTAATTGGCAAGCTCATAATTTTCTACTCAAATAAGTGTTGTAGGAGTTATGCATTTCTTTATTGTTATAGGTTTCGACCACATGACAATTCTTACATAACACAATACATTTTCTTATCTCTTCGAACAGTTCCTTTCTTCGTTGTTTGTTTAAATCTTTATCTTTACCTACAGTTAAGCGGCCAATCATTTTACCCATACCACTACCACAAGGACCTGACTTAGTAATTTCTCTACTTTTATTACTAGGGTCTTTGTGTGCAAAATCTAAGGCTAAACCGTTCTTATTGTAACCACAATAGGCACAACCAACTAACTCTTTATACCGCCTTAGTCTAGCAGCCACTTTCTTTTTGTAATTCATTACTCAAAAAAACTCTCTAAACTTGCCACTGGTTCTGGTTTCCAACCAACAGCATCTAAGATAAATCTCATAGGGTCTAAGAAAGTCTTTTCAAACTGTACTTCATAATCAATATATGGTTGCAACTTAAACTCATTTGGTAATGTACTGATATAACTAATCACATCAAACTTAAATGGGTTGGCCTGTTTTAGTTTTATAAATTTAATCTTGTCGCCTTCTTGTATCAAAGGATACTTATTGTGCAATTTCATTTCTTCTATTTTGTGATTATATATCAATGCACCTTTCACATGAATTGGTGTACCTTTAATGAATATATCACTTGCACTACGATACTTTCTTAAATTGTTACAAGACCTAGGAAACGCAATCGCTTCAGCAGGCAGTTCAAAAAACTCTTTTCTAAAATCTGCAATTAGTTTGTGCAAATCAGTTTGTTCTTTAGACATAATTGTTGTAATGGCTTCTTTAATCTTACCTCTACAAACTTGTGGTGTTGATGATTTAACTGCCTCAATACCCATAAGTTTAAGTTTTGGATTAGCAAGTCTAATACCTTCTTCATCTAACACATTCAACATATATCTTTTCTTTGCAACCCAAATACCTTTGTTGGCAATTACTTCTCGTTTCATCACCATTGCATTTCTAAATGCATTTGAATAATCTGATAAACTTGCAAATACTTTTTCTAAAAACGGTTCAAGTTTCTTATCACAAACTTTACCTAAGAAGTCTGCAATCTCATCATTTGTTTTGCCTTCACAAGTTTGTTTTACAAGTGGACCTAGATTAACATAGATACTATCTGTATCAGACGCCACAATGTAATCATTGTTTTCTGTTTGTAAAATCTTGTTTAGATATTCATTCATATTCTTTTCAACATAACGAATAATAAACTGACCAGCAGTTGTAATACCAGCGGCCTGTCTTACATCATAATATCTAAAGTATTGGTTACCAACTGCACCATAAGCTGAGTTCAATGCAATCTTTCTTGCCCATTGAATATTGTGGCATCTTGCAATCTCTTTAACTAATTCTGGATTCTTAGTTCTTTGATATTGTTCTTTTGCCTTCAACATTCGTTTCTTAAAAATCACTCGTTCATTGTACATCTTCTCCATCATTTCAGGTAGAAAACCTTGACTATCTGATTTAAATATAGCACCATTAGGAGTGATACAGGCACCTTTCTCTTTCAAAAAGTCAAGGTTTACATTTTGGTCAATCATATCATTGACACTCACCTTAACTGGCGAATTGCCAATTAGTTTTTCAGGCGAAACATTGTATTGAATAATAATGTGTGGATATAGAGAGTTAATATCAAACGAAACAATCCAATCGTGGCCACCTAGTAATGGTTCTTTTACATAAGCGCCTTCATATTTTGTATCTTTAGAATGTTCTAATCTTGGTGGTATTGCAATCTTCTTTTCTGCTAGATGATTTGCAATCAAAGTATCCCACACACGGACTTGTGAGAATATATCATCATAGTTTACCTTGGATTCATAGGCAACAGTTAATGCAAGTTCAATCAAACCAAGTTTATCTTCTAACGCATCAACAAGTTCCACATCTTGTATGTTATAGTCAATAAACTTTTGAAAATCTTTTTCATAAAACTCTTTAAATGTATCATATGGGTTGTCATTCTTGTTTTGACCAAGTTCGACTTCACCAATATGGTCAAGTTTATAACTTTCTTGTCTTGTAGGAATAAACCACTTGTACAAGTCAAGGTAATCTAACATCACTGTACCATATAGTTCATAATAAATCTGTCGTCTACCTTGTACAAAGATTTCTCTTTCGTTTGCAATCTTCCAAGGCGACATACGGTTGGCAGTTTCTTCATCTGCAACCATTTTAATTCTGTTCATTAGATATGGTAAGTCAAAGAATTTAGTATTCCAGCCTGTGATAACATCTGGATGATTTTTAATCCAAAACTTTAGAAATTCAAATAGTAATTGTTTTTCACTTTCACATTGTACATAAGTTACATCTGTTCTATCTGTATGAAACTCACCAATACCCCAAGTCAATATCTGTTTGTTAGATTGGTTCTTTACAGTAAGACAAATGATTTCTTCAATAGGATTGTTTACATCTGGAAAACCATTTTCACAAGTGGTTTCAATATCAAGTGTAAAGATTTTGATTAAGTTTTTATCCCATTCAATTTGACCAGGATAATTTTGACCAATATACTGATAATGGTATCGTTCTAAACCATAAACAGGATTGTTTTCTGGCATCTCTTTACGAAACTTACGAGCTGCAAAGATATTGGTAAACTCAGTTGGTTTTAGATTACGATTATCTAAAGTCTTCCAACCTGTGTCTTCGTTTGTAAGAGTAAACAATGTAGGACCAAAATCAAGTTTTTCTTTAAACTCTTTGTCGCCTAAGATACCTCGTACAAGTAGTTTACCTTTGTGTTCAATTACGCTTTTATAAAAGTTCATCATCTAATAATTCTATCACTATTCCATTATGTTCATTTGTCAGTTTCACTTGACAACCAAGTCTGCTGACACCAGATTTGTAGTTCTTCTGGTATTCTAGTAAATCAATTTCAGGTGTATTATAGTCTATTTGAGGAAGTTTGTCAAGCCAACCATTTCCAATATGAACATGACAAGTGCCACACGAGCAAGTACCACCACAAGTTGCTGGGATTTGCTCAATGGAAGGTTCAGCAAAAAACTTGGCCGCTTCCATGATTGTCGTTCCCTCTGGTACTTTGACTTTTTGTACATTTGTTAGACCACCTTCATTCTTATGAAAGAATACTGTTATCATACTTTAGGCAATTTAGTTTCAGTAATAAGTTGCTGGTCAGCAGCCGTAGCCTGAATAATACCTGAAGTATTTTCCTCGTAGTTTCTTTGAATGTCATTTTTTGGTGTTACCATTGTAACAATCTTATCGTGGTTAACAAGGATTTCTTCCTCATCTGTATAAGGTTGCCAAGGTGATAACATCAATTGAATTGGTTTTCCTGGACCCATTTGTCTTGGAATAAGAACAAACGGTTTCTTTAATGTGACAATATGGTTATCGTCATGTGTAACCTCGCCGATTACATCTTCGCCTGTTGATAGACGAATTATCTTTATCTTTTTCATATTCACTCCTTAATCATAATATAACACAACTAATCTAATTAGTCAATGCTGTATTTGGTTGTTATTACATATTTTCTTTGGGGATTAACCATAACATTTAATTTATTCATAAATGCACGGTCAAATAGGATTAAAGTTCTTTCATCTCTATCATCCAAAGTAAATTCTACATCTTTATAAAGACCACCTGCAAACTCTACATCAAGTTTGATAACATATCTGGTCTCATCATAATCTCTTAAGCCACCAACTGAAATTTCTTCTTTACGAATAATATCACTTGTAATTGTTTTACCTAAAAGAGTCCATCTAATTTGTTTACCAGATACTTTGTAGCTGTCAGCGTGTATAACTGGCATACCAGAATTACCCGTATCAAACTTAGCGACAATTTCTCCGAAAGGTTTGACGGTGACCACTTCTTTGTAACCACATTCAGTCGGTACTTTGTATCTATTATCTTTATTAGCAAAGTGGCTGATAACAATGTTAGATATGTTGAGTTTAGTTGCATCTTCAATACCCTCAGTTCCAGGTGATGAGTTCACCTCTAAAAAATATGGTGGTTCTTTTTCCCTATTCTTACTAGGTATAAAATCAACCGCCGACCATAATCCGTTTACTGCTTTTGCAGCTCGTAAACATTCTTCAATTTCAAGTTCTGTTAATTTAATATTAACTGGTACAGAACCTTGTGATACATTTGACCTGAAATCACCTTCGATAACTGGTCGTTTCATAGCTGCAATCAATTTACCACCTAAGACATGAGCTCTTACATCATATTCTGTTTTGATATATGCTTGTGCTAATAAATCTGCGTCTTCATCTTGTTTATGTATTAATTGTACAATACTATCTAATGACTTTGCACTTTCTACAAATAATACACCAACACCTTTACTGCCTCTAAGTGTTTTAAGAATAATAGGAAACTTTAAACCAGCCTCTTCTACCTGTTCAACTGATTTTTCGGGGTCATTAATTAAAATAGTTTTTGGTTCTGTTAAACCATAATCTGCAAGTCTTAATGAAGTTCTATATTTGTCTGCACAAACATTAATACATTGTCTATTGTTTACTAGACAAACATTGGCTCTTTCTAAGATAGAAACATAGTCTAACCAACTATCTTTTCTTGTAATAGAACCACGAACAACAGCAACGGTGTCGCTATCAATCTCAAAACCTTTCTTATCGTCTTTGTTATGAAATCTACGGACACCATCTTGGTATGTGGTATAACCACCAGTAAGTTTAAAAAGATAATGTGGATATTTTAACTTATCACATTCTTCTCTAAGTCTGTCTGCTGTATGAAAGGTCTTAGCCTCTTCAGGTTCATCTGTAATAATCAGTAACCTTAAAAAGTCTTTGTCTTTTTTAGCTTCAGAAATAAATTCTCTAAACTTTGGTACCTGCATCTCCGCCATCTGTTCCTTCAATCTTCTTGCCTATGTTATATTTAGCAGTTAAATTCCAATCATTCTTTTCTTTAAATGGTAATACTTTAATTTGACTTAATGGCGCTTTGTTTTCTACTCTTGTAGTATCAACAATGTCAATCAAATTCCAATCTTGTAATAACAATGCAATTGTATTTCTTCTTTGAATATCATTTTCCACCAAAGTAGATTTCTTACCATCTAAGGCAAACAATTCTTTAAAGTGTGTGATAAAATACTTACCTTGTTTATGTAAAATATGGCAAGATTGATATAGTGTCTTATCTTTACGACTAGCGACACCAATTCTAGTCAATGTTTCTCTAATTTTTAAAAAGTCGTCAGGCTGTTTGATTGTTACCTCTAACATATCACCTTGCGACCAGCTAATAATTTCTTCACTCATTTTTTTCTCCCACCTTTGTATAGGCTATTTCTTATAGTTTCAATCTGGTCTTTGGTAAGTAGTGTGAGAGCTTCTTTTGCTTTTGCATTGCTAAAACCATAATACTCTTTCACAATATCCATATCTTTTAACTTGGCCTGTGATAACCATTTACCACCAAATCGCTTTTTCTTACGGATACTATTTATAAGATAATGAAATTGCATAG